TTATAAAACTTGGTTTAACTATAAAAGAATTATTGAAAGTGCAGGAGATAAAAAGGCGTTAGAAGAAATTTTTCAAGGTCCAGTTCCAGACGGATTTGATTGGCGTGATTATTCTATTATTCGATTGCCAGTAGAAATTCTTCCGCTCGGTTTTATGGATGCAAAGCAAATATCGTCTGCAAAAATTAATAGCACTAAAGCTAATTACTTAATTGAATATGGTGCTACATTCGCTACTGACTCAGATGGATTTTTTAAACGCAGCTTGATTGAATCTTGTGTTGTTGGCCGTCCTGAAAGGCCAATATCTTTACCAACAAGCGGAGAAATTAATTTTCATGCTTCTCTTTTAGGCGATGCTGCTGTTCAACATGTTATGGCAATTGACCCTGCTTCTGAAAGAGATAATTTTGCCGTTATAGTTTTAGCACTTTATCCAGACCATAGAAGAATAGTTTATTGTTGGACAACAAATAGGGCAACATTTAAGGCCAAGATGAATAAAGGCATATCTAAAGAAAAGGACTTTTATAGTTACTGCTGTCGTAAAATTAGAAATTTAACAAAAGCTTTTCCAAATATGCAACGGATAGCACTTGATAGTCAGGGTGGTGGTGTTGCAATTGAAGAAGGATTGCAAGATCCAAATAGATTAGAAGCTCATGAAATTCCTATTTATAGAACTATTGATACAACAAAGAAAAGAGATACTGACGACAAGAATGGTGAACATATTTTACAAATGATTAATTTTGCAGATGCTAATTGGGTAGCAGAAGCAAATCATGGACTTCGTAAAGATATGGAAGATAAGGTTCTTCTTTTCCCATACTTTGATCCAATTTCAATTACTCTTGCAGAAGAAGAAGATATAGCTGCTGGAAGAAAAGACAACAGCGTAAATCTTTATGACACATTAGAAGATTGTGTTATGGACATAGAAGAATTAAAGGATGAATTAGCAAGTATCGTACATACACAAACAAGCTCTGGGCGAGATCGTTGGGATACTCCAGAAAATAGAGATAATGAAGGTAAAAAAGTATCTTCTAGAAAAGATAGATATTCTGCTCTTCTAATGGCAAATATGATTGGTAGAATGTTTCAGAGGATTGAGACTCAAGAAGAATACAAACATTCTGGTGGTTTTGCTTCTTCTGTTTCTTCTTCAAAACAGGAAGGGCCAATGTATATTGGGCCAGAATGGTTTAAACAAGCTACAAAACATACATCAGGTTATGGCGTAGTTGTACCTACACGGTGTAACAATAATTTAGAGTAATCAGATTACAATCAGATTAGGTAAAAATCATGTCAAATAATGATAAACCTTTGTTTGTTACTTGGGATGAAAATGATCCTAAATCTAAAGAAGAAGCTATAGCTAAGTCTGGATATGCAGAATCTTTAAATAAAACTATAGCAGGAACATCATTTCAAAATATTTCTTATCCTAATGTTTCTGTTCGTGAATCTTTTGATAGACGAGATTTTGATTATTTTAGGCCAGGCGAATCTATTCCAACATTGGATAAAGAGATTATAGCTGCATGTATGCAAGCATATGATCGCATTGGAATTGTTCGTAATGTAATAGATATGATGGCAGAATTTGCATGTCAAGGAATTGATCTTGTTCATCCAAATGAAAAAATACAGACATTTTATAGAGAATGGTTTGCAAAAATTAATGGTACTGAAAGAACAGAACGAATTCTTAATATGCTTTATCGTGCAGGAAATGTTATCGTAAAAAGAAGTACTGCAAAATTAAAAAATCCAGATGTAGAAAATTTACAAAAAGGATTGGCTGCTGATATTCCAGTTGGTGAGCCAATTAAGTCAAATAAAAATGAAATACCTTGGGGTTATACGATTTATAATCCAACTACTATAGATGTATTTGGAGAAGAACTTGCCCCTTTTGTTGGACCAAATTCATTTAGATATGGAGTTAGAATTCCAGACAGCATTAGCAAAAAATTAAAAAATCCACAAAGTGAAATAGAAAAGCAAGTAATGGTTGGCATATCACTTCAGAATTTAGTAACTACTACAAATGGCGGTAAAGTAGTTCCTCTGCCAGAAGACAAAACTGTTGCTATTTATTATAAAAGAGATGATTGGCAAGTATGGGCAAAGCCCATGATTTATTCTATTCTTGAAGATCTTATGATGCTCAAGAAAATGAAGCTTGCAGATCTTGCTGCGTTAGATGGTGCAGTAAGTCATATTCGTGTTTGGAAGTTGGGTTCATTAGAACATAAGATTTTACCAACAGAAACTGCTATTGGCCGATTAGCAGAAATGTTGCTCAATAATGTTGGTGGAGGATCTATAGATTTAATTTGGGGTCCAGAATTAGACTTTAAGGAAACCTCAACTGATGTGGTTCAATTTTTAGGCGAAGAAAAATATAAACCAATATTAAATGCCATCTTCGCTGGACTAGGTATTCCTCCTTCTCTTACAGGATTACCAGTTGGGCAAGGATTTTCAAATAACTACATCAGTTTGAGGACTTTAATTGAAAGACTTGATTATGGTCGCCAATTATTGATTGCTTTTTGGGATAAAGAAATAAAACTCATTCAACAAGCTATGGGTTTCAAACTTCCTGCCCAGATCGTATTTGATCAACATACACTATCTGATGAAGCTGCTGAAAAGAGATTGCTTATTGATCTTATGGATCGTGATCTTATTAGCGAAGAAGCACTTCAAGAAAGATTTGATCTTATTCCAGAAATTGAAAATGTTCGTAGAAAGCGTGAAATGCGTAAGCGTGAAAGTGGTAAAATGCCACCTAAAGCTGGACCTTGGCATAATCCACAAAGAATTGATGATCTTAAAAAGATGTGGGTTCAAATGGGTATTATGACCCCAAAAGATTTTGATATTGAATTAGCTTCTGATTCAGTAGAAGAAGAACCAGCACCAGTTCCTTCAACAGAAAATACTAACGATAAACAAGCTGGATTGTCTGGGCAAGGAAGACCTGTTGGAATTAAAGATTCAGAAAAAAGAAAGAAGAAAGAAATAAGGCCAAGAACTGCTGCAAAGCTTGTTGAAGCTATGTCTTGGGCTGAATCTTCTCAAAAAATTATATCTGAATATGTTAATGCTGCATATTTGTCATCACTTAAAAAGAAGAGTTTGCGTGAACTTTCTTCTCAAGAATTTGAAAGTCTTGAAAAAACAAAATTTCATATTTTGTGTCAGCTAAAACCTATTCAGGTTCTTGATAAAAAACTTGTTGGAGAAATTATTTCTAGCAAAATGGAAATACCAGCAAGAATAAAAACGATACTAAGTATTGCAACAAAAAATTATATAGACAAAGAAGGCGTTCAGCCAAATACAGAAACAAGAAGAAAAATAGAAGCATCATCTGTTGCCATATTCAGAGTTGACGAGATGCCAAATGAAACCTGTGATACTGATAACATTACATAGAAGGTATCACGAACTTCATAAATCTTTAAAAAATATTCATTCCAAAAAAGTATTTTTTAAACAGCGTCCTTCCATAGTTTTAATATGGGCAGATCCAGAACCATCAAGAAAATGGTTTATTGATAATTTATTAAAAGAAAAAATAATTGATCATGTTATTTATAGATATAAATTACCATCTGATTCTGGTGGGCATGGAACTACATTTTCAGAATCTCAAAATATAAGACTTGGTTTAGAAAATGTTTTTAGACTTTATGATGATTGTTATTGCATAGTTCAAGCATCTGATATTTGTATAACTGAATATGGATTTTATTTAATAGAACAAGAGATGAACAATAAAGCAAATGTTATAAATTTTACTTGGGCAAATAGATTTTCTACAAAAGCATGGCACACAAACTGTTTTGCAGTTTCAAAAAACAAAGAGTATTGGCCTCCATGCTGCGATATTAATTGTACAGATACATTAGAAAGACTTTGGTATAATGAGTGCAATTTATATAAAGGCATAACTACATTATCAAACAATAATGAAGTGGCCTTTATTCATAAACACATTTCAGAAAAAATGGATGCATTTCCTATTAAACCTGTTAATATAAAAAACAGTTTTAATTTATTTATAAAAGGATCAATGACATTACTTAAAAGATTACGGTGTATTTTTTTAGGAGATATTAATGTCAAAAATAGTAATTGAATTTGATACTAATACTTCTAAAGCAGTTTTAAAAATTGGAAAAACAAAAATTGATGACTTTGATGCTATTTTTATTCATAAAGATGTTTTAAATGAATACAAGTTTAGTTTTCAGATGTTTGCAAATGAAGGAATAGCTAGTGTAAAGAATGGCGATGTGGTAGTAGACAGTCATCAGAAATTATTTTTAGCCAGACTTCTGGCTTATTTTCAAACGGAGAATAAAGATGAACAAGCTACCGATCTATAAAGCAGAAATTGAAGATGGTCTTAAAGAACAGATTCTTTCTACTGCATCAATTACATCTGCTTCTTGTGTAGAAATAGCAGATCCATTTGAGTGCAAAACCTTTAAAGCTGTAGCAGAAAATAAAGATCAAATTGATCTTTTCTATTTAAAGTCAATTCTTGTTTCTACTGGCTGGAATAAGAATGACGATGTTTTTGATCGTGCTGAAGTTTGGGTATCAAGAACAACTCCAGAAGACAAGCCTTTTAATTATGAACATGATCAAAGTCAGATAATTGGACATATTACCGCTTGTAAAGCAATTGCTGCTGATGGTAATCTTATTGCAGAAGATATTTCTGTAGATGAACTTCCAAATAAATTTCACATTACTACATCTGCTGTTTTGTATAAGTTCTGGGAAGATCCTACAAAGCAAGAGATGATGAATAAAATTATTGAAGAAATTGCACAAGGAAAATGGTTTGTTTCCATGGAGGCTTTGTTTAGCAATTTTGATTATGCAGTTGTTGATGGAACACAATCAAAAGTTGTTGCTAGAAATGAAGATACTGCATTTTTAACTAAATATTTAAGAGCTTATGGTGGAAATGGAACTTACAATAATTTGAAAATAGGAAGGCTTTTAAGAAATATTACATTCTCAGGAAAGGGTCTGGTGCGTAAACCAGCTAACCCAGAGAGTGTTATTTTTAAAGAAACCGAAGCTTTTAAGTCTAATTCGGGGTATGTTTTAAGTGAGATAGTACAGTCTAAGGAGATTAACACTATGAACGAACAAGAAATTTCTGAAATGCAGAAGCAGATTGAAACTTTAAATACTTCTTTGGCAGAAGCCAATAAGAAGGTTGAAGACTTCAATACTGAAGCTTGCATGTGGACAAAAGAAAAAGAAGAAATGGTCAATAAAATGACCGAAGCAAACAAAATGATTGAAGAGCTTAAAGCATCTTACGATGTTACTTTGAGCGAACTCAACAACATGAAGAAAGAAAAGAAGATGAATGATCGTCTTTCTATGGTAATGGAAAAGATGGGTATGCCAAAAGAAGAGGCTATTACTGTAGTCAATTCTTTGGAAACTCTTGCTGATGAAGCTTTTGCCAGCGTAGTTGCTATGCAAGGTGACTACATGAAGAAGAAAATGGAAGAGTACAAGAAAGCTGGCGTAGCTGCTCAGGTTGAAGTTGAAGTAAAGCCTTCTTGTGAAGACAAGATGGGCGAAGACAATATTGAAGAAGATCCTGCGGAAGCAAAGGCTTCTACTTCCGCTCTGGATACCGCAGAAGTAAAGTTGGACGCTGCTCTTGCTACTTCTGAAGGTAACTCTGATGTTGATCAAGTAGCGTCACAGATTGCATCGTATTTTGGTTTAGAAAAATCGGCCACAGAGTAAAAGGAGAGAAAACATGGCTCTGAAACCTGATCGTAACATTCTCGAAACCGATATCTCGCTTGTTTGCAACGATGTACATTCCAAGGGCGCTGTCCTTGTTTATGGTACTGCTGCTTCTGGCGTTGGTATCGAAACCCCCGGCGTTGCTTCTCTTGTTAGCAATCCTTCTGGCTACAAGGTAGCTGGTTTGAGTCTTGCCAACTTTGTTGACATTGACCAGACTCGTTATCATCGTAACTTCCACAAGGATGAACAGGTGATTGGCGAAAAGGCTCCTCTTCTTCGCAAGGGTTATGTTGTAACCGACATGATCGTTGCAAGTCCTGGCACCATTAATGCAGGAGCAAATGCTTACTTGAGCACAGACGGCAAGTTGACCGCTACCGTTTCTGCGACTGGTGGTGAAGTAGCTACTCCAAAGGTTGGCACTTTTGCCAGCAAGAAGGATGAGAATGGCTACGCCAAAGTTTACATCGAGCTTCCAAACTAATTAAGGAGAGATAAAAAAATGAAAAAGCCAACTCCAGAAATGGTTGAACTCCTTCGTCAATCTGGTAACAACCAGTTTGAAGTTGCTTGTGCAGCACAGAAGGAACTTGCTAAGGCATTGACCCTTCCCTTGAGGCAGGGCGTTTTGAATGGTGATACCATCGGTGGTATCTTCGAGGCAGTTAACTTCCAGCCAGGAACTTCCGTAGAATTCCCATTGGATTTCTTGGCTCCTGGTTCTGAAAAGGATTTCGTAGCTTATACGATTCCTTCTCAGGGTCGTATCCCAGAACGACATGTTGAAGGCGATTTCGTAATGGTTCCAACCTATGAAGTTGGTTCCTCTATCGACTTCTCCTTGCGATATGCTAGGGATGCTCGTTGGGATATCGTTGGTCGTGCTCTTCAAGTTCTTGAAGCGTCTTTTGTACGCAAGATGAACGATGATGGTTGGCACACCATTCTTGCTGCTGGTGTAGGTCGTGGTCTTTTGATCTACGATTCAGCGGGTACTGGCGGTTACTTCACCAAGCGTTTGGTTGCTTTGATGAAGACTTCCATGAGGCGTAATGGTGGTGGTAATAGCACTTCCATTAATCGTGGTAAGCTTACCGACCTCTATGTTTCTCCAGAATCTATGGAAGATATTCGTAGCTGGAGTTCAACTGAAGTTGATGACTTTACCCGCCGTGAAGTTTTTGTAAGCGATGACTTTGGTTTGACCAAGATCTTTGGCGTTAATCTTCATGACATTGATGAACTTGGTGTTGGTCAGGCTTACAATGCTTACTTCGATGATACTCTTGCTGGAACCTTCCCTGGTTCTACCAATGAAATCGTTGTTGGTCTTGACCTTGAGAAGCGTGATAGCTTCGTTATGCCTGTTCGTCAGGAAATCGAAGTATTTGAAGATCCTAGCTTCCATCGTCAGCGCAGAATGGGTATGTATGGTTTCGGCGAACACGGTTTTGCGGTTCTTGATAATCGCCGTGTATTGCTCGGTGCTGTATAATACACAGATTGAAACTATAAAAAATAAGCGACCTCAGTATTTACTGGGGTCGTTTTTTTTAATATAATGTTTTAAGGATTTTTATAAGGAGAATAGTATGTCAGAAGAACCAAATCTTTTCAAGAAGGCTGCTAGTTTTGCTAAGGCTGCTGTTAAGCATGTTGCTCAAGGTATGCCTAAAGTTTCTGAAGAACAACTTAAAAAGCGTTTAGAAGTTTGTGAAACATGTCCAGAAGTTAACAAAGATAAACCTAATTGGACATGCACAAAGTGTGGTTGCAATTTAAAAATCAAAGCAAGTTGGGCCAGCCAAGATTGTCCTCTTAAAAAGTGGCCACTTAATACATAAATGCTGGTGTAATTTACTTTGGGAGAACCAAAAAAATGCACTTCCAAAGAAACATAACAAGAATTCAAGATCAAGATGATTTTTCTGGAGTACCAGCTTCAGGACAGTTTGTAAAATTTGATGGTGAAAATTTTATAACTGATTCTGCAACTGGCCCTCAAGGAAATCAGGGCGCACAAGGTACGCAAGGATTTCAGGGTAATCAAGGCAATCAAGGTAACCAAGGACTTCTTGGATTAAGAGGTTATCAAGGTTATCAAGGCGTTGCTGGTTCTCAAGGAAATCAGGGAAGTCAAGGAAATCAAGGTTCGCAAGGTAATCAAGGCGCTGGTTATCAAGGAAATCAAGGAAGTCAGGGCATAACTGGAAGTCAAGGTAATCAAGGATATCAAGGCAATCAGGGTAATCAAGGCGCTGGTTATCAAGGAGATCAGGGCGATCAAGGTTTTCAAGGTTACCAAGGTGTTGGAGGAGATGGAAATCAGGGATCTCAAGGAGAACAGGGATTTCAAGGTAATCAAGGTGATCAGGGTAACCAAGGTGACCAAGGAAATCAGGGAGAACAAGGTTCTCAGGGCAATCAGGGTGACCAAGGATTTCAAGGTGATCAAGGTGATCAAGGTGATCAGGGTGACCAAGGAAATCAAGGTTGCCAAGGTGACCAAGGTAATCATGGAGAACAGGGCGACCAAGGCAACCAAGGCGACCAAGGAAATCAAGGAGATCAGGGTAATCAAGGTGAACAAGGATTCCAAGGTGATCAAGGATTTTATGGCAATCAGGGTGACCAAGGCGATCAAGGAAACCAAGGTGAACAAGGCAATCAAGGTGACCAAGGAAATCAAGGTAACCAAGGTGATCAAGGCGACCAAGGCAATCAGGGTGAACAAGGTTCACAAGGTGATCAGGGTGACCAAGGTTATCAAGGAAATCAAGGCGAACAAGGATCACAGGGTTATCAAGGAGAACAAGGTCAGCAGGGTGATCAAGGAAATCAAGGTGAACAGGGTTCACAAGGAGATCAAGGCAATCAAGGCGATCAGGGTGATCAAGGTAATCAGGGTAATCAAGGCGACCAAGGTTCTGAACCATTTAATTATTTAGGTTCTTATAATAATGGAATTACTTATTCTGTAGATGATGCAGTTACATATGATGGTTCTTTATATGTAATGACAGTTTACATTGGTGCTGCTGGATATGCTCCACCAGCATACCCTTCTAATTGGCAACTTGTATTAAGTAAGGGCGACCAAGGAAATCAGGGAGAGCAAGGCAACCAAGGTAATACTGGATCTCAAGGCAATCAGGGTGATCAAGGAAATCAAGGAACTTCTGGTTCTGGTGTTACAATACAAGGTTCTGATACTTGGGAAAATATATTTAATAATGAAACTAGTGGCGCTGTACTTGGTGATATGTGGATACTTACATCTACAGCACAAGGTACTGCATCTCAGCCATGTCCAAATCCATCTGGTGGTACAGCTTCTGCCGGAGATGGAGTTGTATATACAGGAACTTCACCAGTTTATTGGCAAAATGTTGGGCCAATTCGTGGCCCTCAAGGAGTTAACGGATTTCAGGGAAATCAAGGATATCAAGGAAATCAAGGTTCGCAAGGCAATCAAGGCAATCAAGGTAATCAAGGAAATACTGGTTTAGTTGGATCTCAGGGAGATCAAGGCAATCAAGGAAGTCAAGGTAATCAGGGTTCACAAGGATCACAAGGTAACCAAGGAAACCAAGGTAACCAAGGTTATCAAGGTAATCAGGGAAATAATGGTGTTAGCGGTGGTTTAGTTTTATTTTTAGATACTGCTGGTGGTTCATACCCACAAACTGGAGAATTATTAACAAGCGTAAATACTGGAACACAAACTACAATTACAACTGGTAGTTTAAATATAGCTAATAATTATTTGGTTGGAACATTTACGACTCAAGTTGGTGCTTTAACTTCAACAGTTATAACTTCTGGTGTTTGGGAATTAAATTTATATGCACTTTCAAGCACTACTGGCCAAGTGCCGACTATGCATTATGGTATTTATTATGTAGATTCAGATGGCACAAGCAATGAAACACTCATTATACAAGGTTCATCTTCATCAGCTTCTGCTATTTTAACAACACAGTCATTAGTAGTTTCAGATCTCGTTGTTCCTGCTACAATCTTGCCAGATTTAACTAAAAGATTAAGAATAAAAATATATGTAAATATAAGACAAAATAATAGTTCTGCCACTCTTGAGTTTCGTGATAATACTCAAACACATATTCATACAACTTTAGTTGCTAATCCAGTAACTGGTCCACAAGGCGATCAAGGATCACAAGGTAATCAGGGCAACCAAGGTTATCAAGGGTCACAGGGTAACCAAGGTAGTCAGGGTAATGATGGATCACAGGGTGATCAGGGTTCACAAGGAAATCAAGGCAATCAAGGTAGTCAGGGTGATCAAGGATCACAGGGTAATCAAGGATACCAAGGTGAACAAGGATCACAGGGTGACCAAGGATCACAAGGTAGCCAAGGTGACCAAGGATCACAGGGTAACCAAGGTGATCAAGGAAACGATGGATCACAAGGTAACCAAGGTGATCAGGGTAATGATGGCGCACAGGGATACCAAGGTGATCAAGGGTCACAGGGCAACCAAGGTAATGATGGGTCGCAGGGCGATCAGGGTTCACAAGGAAACCAAGGTAATCAGGGCAATGATGGTAATCAAGGCGATCAAGGATCACAGGGTAACCAAGGCGAACAAGGTAATCAGGGAGATCAAGGTTTTCAAGGAAATCAAGGAGAACAAGGCTTGCAAGGTGATCAAGGTGAACAAGGTTCACAGGGTGATCATGGAAACCAAGGTAATCAAGGCGATGATGGATCACAAGGCAATCAAGGTAATGATGGTGCACAGGGTGATCAAGGGTCACAGGGCAACCAAGGTAATGATGGGTCGCAAGGTTATCAGGGCAATGATGGATCGCAGGGCGATCAGGGTTCACAAGGAAACCAAGGTGATCAAGGATCACAAGGTGACCAAGGTTATCAAGGATCACAAGGTAACCAAGGTGACCAAGGTGATCAGGGTTCACAAGGTAATCAAGGTGACCAAGGTAACCAAGGTAACCAAGGTGATCAAGGATCACAAGGTAACCAAGGCGATCAGGGCAACCAAGGTAACCAAGGTGATCAAGGATCACAAGGTTATCAGGGTAATCAAGGAAACCAAGGTAATCAAGGTGATCAAGGTTCACAGGGTGACCAAGGATCACAGGGCAATCAAGGTAATCAAGGCGATGATGGATCACAAGGCAATCAGGGCAATCAAGGAAATGATGGCTCGCAAGGTTATCAGGGTAATGATGGTGCACAGGGTGACCAAGGATCACAGGGTGATCAAGGTAACCAAGGTGATCAGGGCAATCAAGGATATCAAGGTGCTGGATATCAAGGTGATCAAGGAAATCAAGGAAATACTGGATCACAAGGTTATCAGGGAACTTCTGTAACTGGACCACAAGGTAATCAGGGTAATCAAGGTACAACTGGTGCTACTGGTGCTGGTGGAGCATTAGGTTATTGGGGATCTTTTTGGTCTACACAAGATCAATTTATAACTACAGCAAATACAGAATATCTTATAACCTACAACAATTCAGACGCTGATAATAATGGAGTTAGTGTAGTATCTAATTCAAGAATAACATTTGCTTATTCTGGCGTTTACAGCATTATATTTTCTGTACAGTTAGTTAATGCTAATGTTCAAATACAAGACGCTAGTATATGGCTTAAAAAGAATGGTTCAAATGTATCTGATACTGATAGCAAGTGGAGTGTTGTAGAAAGCCATGGTGGAACTGATGGTCATGCTATTGGAACAGTTAATTTTGTTTTAAAACTTAATGCTGGTGATTATCTAGAACTAGCTTGGCAAGCAACTAATACTGATGTTTCTTTACAATATGTAGCTGCTGCTTCTCCTGCCCCAGCAATTCCAAGTATTATATTAACAGCTACTCAAGTTTTATATACTCAAGTTGGCCCACAAGGTTATCAAGGCAACCAAGGAAACAATGGTTCACAAGGTTATCAGGGGTTAACTGGACCTCAAGGAAATCAAGGGTATCAGGGCAATACTGGCTCGCAAGGCAACCAAGGAAATGATGGAGCACAAGGTAGCCAAGGAAATCAGGGTTACCAAGGCAACACAGGAACTACTGGTTCACAAGGTAATCAAGGAACTACTGGATCACAAGGTAATCAGGGTTCACAAGGCAATCAAGGTGTTACTGGATCTCAGGGAAATCAAGGTAATCAGGGATCTACTGGTTCACAAGGTAGTCAAGGCAGCCAAGGTCCACAAGGCAATCAGGGATCAACAG